AGTCATCCGTGCTTGCTCCAACCTGCCAAGTAGGGTCAATCCTGATATTGCCCTTAGCTGGTCTTACCTTGCCTGTCTCTTTGTCCTTAACTTGAGATGGCTTCTCGGTCAGCACACCATCAACTAGGCTAGTCTCTAATTCCAGCTCACCCTCGTCATCAAAGGCTCTGGTTCGCATATATCCTTTACCAGTTACCTTGAACTTCGCCTCAAAAGGAATTTTATCAGAAGGCAATATATGCCTGAAACTGACCCTTGTATATTCAGGAACTATCTCCCACTTCATACCAGCAGGCTTGACACTGGTTAGCTCAATAGTGGTTATCTCACCTGACTTCTTGTCCCTGATAGTGAGCTTCTTATCATCACGGGTTAGGTCGTAAGGTGCTTTGGTTATCCTGTTGCCTACCCAAGTAAGGTCAATATCTTTCCATTGCTCATTGGGATTAGCATAGTTGTCCTTATAGTGAATATCACCAATAGACACTAGGAGCTGTCTCTTGCCAGCACCTAAATCATAGGTCTTGGAGTTTGGAGTGCGGTTTTCAGCTAATTCTATCATTGGCTCTCCCTTAATTGTGATACCCAATACACAATGCTTCACTAGTCGTATTATTTGCCCCAGTAAAAGCCGATGCCGAAGTCTGAAATACCTGCCCGTTCTTATAAATTGTGCCATCATTGCCTAGCTTTGTTATCGCAAGATGTATCCAATTCCCAGCATCTATCAGCCCAGCATTGCTTGTCCAAGTTGAAGCACCCTCAATATCTATCTTGATTGCTCCAGCTACACCAGAAAGCAGGATATTCTTCTTGCCCGTAGCAGTAGCCATAATTACACTGCCATCTACCAGAGCAGAAGCATAGAGCCAGAACCCAAATGTCCAGTCAGAAGTGCCTAGTGTGAAGACTGCTGAACTTCCAGCATTGATATAGTTGGCTACCCCATCAAAGCTCCTACCTTTTGGTGTCCAAGCAGCAGTAGTAACTGTAGCAGTATGCCTATAGGCATCTACCGACTTAAAGGCACTATCCTTTAATGCCCATAGTGGTAGGTACAGCACAAGCCCTTCTGTTGAGAAGCCATAGGGGTCTAGCCCATTATGTGAGGCATGAACCGCTGCAGGGTTCTTATAGAACATTCTCTTTAGGTGAGGAGGAATATACTGATGTATGCCTTGCTCCTGGCCACTAGCACTAAAACTTGTAGTCCTAAACATCTATCCCTCCTATAGTGGTTTAATAGTTACATCAATTCCAATTATAGATGGGGTACCATTAGCCTGTGCTATGACTAAGGCATCATCTGCGGTGAATTCGTAACCCTCACCAAACACGGCATGGTATGAAATTCGTGAACCTACAAATAAATCCTCAGTTAAAAGTACCGTATCAAAGCTAGTTCCTTTGCCAGCATCTTTAGTTATGGTAAGGTCCTCAGTGGTAACAAGTATGGCCGAGGCGTGTAAATCTAAACTCTCCAACCTAAATGGATAGCCAGGCTTGATAGTCCAAGCAATTACCGCTGTTGCCTGGTCAAGATAATAATGGACTCGCTTCTTAGGGATTAACCTCTTGATTGCCTCTAATAATTCCTGTAACATCTATCCCTCCTTTAAGCAAAAGGGAGAGGAGCAGTTAAGTCCTCTCCCCTTCAACTCAACTATTCAATTACCAGTCTACGCTAGTGTCAGAACTTTTTCGTGCCACATGATGCCCATGTTCCAAGTGGCGGTGGCATCACCAGCAATCACATGGAGACCAAGGATTCTTCCAGGCGGGACAATGAGTCTACCGTCTATCGGGCAAAAGATGGCTAAACCAGGAAGGCTTGCTATGCCCTGGAAGATGCTAGGACCAGCAGGCATCCAGCCAATAGCAACACCAGTTATGGCATCAAGGTCAGTTGCGGTAAGATTCATAACGCACACAGTATCGGTGGATGGGCCCATCCCATTATTCTTGCGGGGAATAAGTCCACCATCGGTGAGTGCGTCAACACGGGTCTGACCCAAGCAATAGAGGATGCCAAACCCTCCCAGAGTTGCGGCAGCATTACCTACCTGCATGGCATAGATGGCATCTATAATCATGGACTTGCCACCATCATCCGCGGTGTTACGGAAGCCACAGATATTTTCAACTGTTGGGACTGCGGCGATACCAGCAATAGCGGTTGTGGTATGGAAGTGGAACGAGCCCGCTCTGGTTAGCTCCTCGTACAATGCCCCGCCAGGAACAACGAGTCCATCACCTCCCTCACTTGATTGCAGCTGGACTTCGTTACCAGTTACTCGGATGATTACATTTAATTCAGTTTGCATGTTTTCTCCTTAATACAACTTTATTTGTTTTTCGTGCCATCCGACACCAATCTTCCAGGTACCAGTGGCTAATTCGGAACTTACCACATTTACACCGAATTGACGGCCAGGTGGGACTATGAGCCGTCCGTCAACATTGGCCCAGAGAGACTGGCCTATTACGCTGTTAACCCTTCCATAAGCAGGTTTGCCTCCAGGTACTGGCATCCATTGAAGGGCTGTACCAGTGGTAAGAACAGCACCACCTGCTGTTGCGAGAGCTACGGAATCATCGGTCACACCTAGACCGTTTGCCCTCAGGATAGGAAGGCCACCTGCCATCGCAGCTTCTCTAGTTTGGAGCAACATACAAAAGAGGCTTTCCTGCGACAGGGCAGCGGCTTGGGTTACTTTGATGGCCCATATGGCATCAATTATCATTGACCTACCACCATCATCTGCGGTATTGCAGAGGCCTATCCCGGCAGTGGTGGTACCTACGGCAATTAGTGATGCAGTTGCGGTCTCGGTGATGGCATAGAAGGCGTAGCCAGCTCTAGTCACTTCCTCATATTTAGCACCTCTAGGAGCAACGAGTTGGTCTCCTCCCTCAGTGGATTTCACGTTTCCAGCTACACCAGTAACTCTGTTAATTTTTTCTACGGTAATTTGCATTTTTTCTCCTTCACTTACTGGCTTCAGCCTAGTGCAGTTTTATTTGTTTCTCATGCCAAGAAGCACCACATTGGAATCGTGCGGCACCAGCGGCAGATGCGATGACGGTAAGACCGAATTGACGGCCAGGCGGAATTATAAGTCTCCCACCGACATCAGCATAAAGTAGGGCCCCAATCTCTGATGCTACCATGTGGTAGACAGGTGAACCAATGACCATGTAACTGATTGCTACGCCAGGGTCAGCAGCTAAAATAGCACCGCCAGCACTAGCCAGACAAACTGAATCGGTTGTTGGGCCCATCCCATTAGCCTTTCTAATGGTAAGGTCACCAGTCAAGGCAGCAACTCTCGTCTGTCCTAATGCGTACAGAAGGCTAGCCTGTCCAACGGCCGCTGTCGTTACTGTACAGATTGCGAACAGGGCATCAATTATCATGGATTTCCCACCATCCGCTGCTGAGTTTAAAAGGCCAAGGCCAACAGTAGTGGTAGGAGCGGCTATAATCGGAACAGTTGCGGTGGCGACTTTAACACTAAAGGCGTAACCATCACGGCTTATTTCCTCGTACTCGGCTGAGCCATACTGGATAAATGCGTCACCTGATTCGCTTCCCTGGACATCCATGGGTACTCCAGTAACCTTGTTTATCATTCTAACTTTCGTTTCCATTTGTTTGATTTCTCCTTAATTGTATTTGGTAAATAACTGTCTCAGAACTTAATCCCAAACAAATTATTTCTATAGGCTATTCCTCCTTGTTATTTGGTTAATCGGTGGGCACATCCACATCTTGGCCAAGTATAAGTTCGTTGGCCCTGCGGATGCGTTTTAATTCTACTAGGCTATCGGACTGGAGTTCCTCAAAGGTACTCATGTTTATAGCACCAGCACCGACAGGTGAAGTCCTAACAGCGTCTAGGTTAGGGTCTGTTACGCTGTCTCCCTGGTCGTCTATTAGTTTTGGCCCTAATTCATATGGTGTCTTTGGTGTAGTAGATATTTTGATTCCTGTTTTCCTTGGCATCACTTACCTCCTTTAGGTTCAGGTACTGGAGCACCCTTGGCTCTAGCCATCTCATGACAGGCTGCGATTGCCTGTTGCTGTTCCATTCCACCTCTTACCTCTGTAGCGATACAGGCAGAGATAGCAGCTTGGGTTTGTGCAGGGCTGCTATCCTTACTCAGCCTCTCAATCTCAGGTACTGGCATTAGGCATCCTCCACATGGTCAAGGTCAGGTTCGGCATATGACCCACCTAACTCTCCCAACGCATAGATTACGTGGTCAAGGTCCCAGGTCATTCCTGCATCATCACTAAAGTCCTCATTTAGAATCTTTGCCCTTTGCAGTACCCTGATTAAAATGACGACCATATTCGCCAGCAGTCTGATGCCATCTACCTGAGTGTGGGTTAGACCTACTGGTATATCAGGCTGGGTCAATAGTGTTTTCATGGATATTCTGTGAGGAGGTCCAGAGCCAGTATCAATGGTAATGAACCCAGGTTCGGTTTTTATAATTCCTATATCTGGCATCTTACTCTCCTTTACATGGTATAGAATGGCCAAGGTGCTAACAATACTTGGCAGGTATGGAAATCATCCCCAAGCACACAGGATGCATTTACCCGTATATACCTCAGTCTAGTGGCAAATCTCCTCACTACCGTGCATGGACACTCGTTACCTAGAATGATTCCAGCATCTACTCCACCTATATCAAACGTGGCTAAGGTACGGACTGGGTTGGTGGCATCGGCCACAAAGTCAAGTTCGTTACTTCCCTGTAATACTAGGGTCAGGGCATCAGCGTCATCGGCTCCTGCCTCATCGGCAACAAAGATGACAGCCATACCCTTGGCGGCTGTGGTACTTATGGCCAGTATATCAATTACGGCGAAGCCCCCGTCATTCACTGTGGTTAGGACTGGTTGGCCATATTCTGCCGTAACAATGTTGGCATATGTCCAGTCTGCTTTGGTACTGGCTAAAACTAAATTTGCATCAAAAGGCATAATGTTCCTCCTTATCGGTATAAATTGTTCACATGGTTGTGTTGTGAGTTGGTGACCAGTATGTCCACATCACCGAAGTTGGCAGTAGCGGCACCATTGGCTGCAACAAGAGTCGGGCGAATGTACCGCCTAGGTGTTGAGAGTCTCCTCACCATAGTAAATCCATTTGTCTGGATTTGTCTGGATGCACCAATCTGTGCAACTACACCACCTCCATCAGAAGTTAGTACATCTCCATTATTGGGGTAGGTATCACCAGCATCCTGCATGACTACCCAGATTTTACCTGTTCCACCCACAACAAGTAGTTCCCTACTGAAAGCTATGATATGGGCGTTCATACGACCAACAGTCGTATTTATTAGGTCAACATCCCAAGTTGAGATATCACCTGCAGCTGTCCATGCGGTCGTAGCTGTACCAATTATCTCCCTGGTGAATGGCCACAATCTAGGAAACTCTTGGTTCAGTTCCCAACCACCAGCAATATGGTCCGAATCACAGACCTGAACATCAAGAGTGGCATAGTAGTCATCAAAGGTGTCATGGAATATTACTACAATGTCCACGCCCTTGGCACTTGTACCATGTGGGCCCAAATCAACTACATGGTTACCGTTCACAGCAGTTGTGCCTGCTAGCGTAGTAGGAGCGGTGTCGCCATTAACCACATCCACATAGACTCCACCATATTGTCCCCTCAAAACTAAATTAGCATCGTATGGCATTTAACTACCTCCTTTATAGCCCTATTATGCCGTGCTATCTGGTATAATGTCTATTCCTCTTGCGATGGAATATGGGTCAGCATTGGCTAGACCGAGTGGCCAATCCATCTCAGTTCTGTAGATGGGGCTGCCTTCTAATCTACCCAAGTCCTCTACCTCAAGCGGGTACTCTTGTAAACCCCAGAGGTATTCACCGATACCGAGTTTGATGGCGTAGATGGAAGTTGACTCACCAGTACCATCCACACCTGCTGCGGTTTCGGTGGATGTGATAATCTCTGTGGTCTGGTCAGCCTTCACACCGATGTCTATGAGGCGGGCTCCATTATACACATCAATATCCCGGTCAAATGAGTCCTTGGTCTTATCCAGTAAATCCTCTTTCCGCATGAGAGCTTTGATGGCTAACAGAGTCTTGGAGTTCATGAACAGGTAATCAGGTCTGTGACCCTTAATCTGGTAACACAATTTGTCTAGGAAGCCTAGGAAATCATGAGCGGTAGTGGTACTGTTTAGGATACCCACAGTATCACACTCAAAGTTAACGAGTTGGCCTGTGTATCCCTCGTCATACAGGTCACTGACACGTTCTCTGAGTCCTTTGAATTCCTTTGGGTCGGACTCCGGGTTACCATTGATAAATTTGTCGTTGAACTTGTAGGCTATAGCCTTGGTCATCATGACTTGGGTGATAGCCCTGGCTGCTGCGATGGTATTCTTTGCTCTGACAATGGCCTTATCTGTATCAAAGTATCCGCCCATTAGGGCAATGTTTTCAACCTTCTGCTCTAGGGCAGCAGTACCAACCGCATAGCCTTCGTTGATTTTACGGAAGCCAACACTAGGGAGAGTGCCCATTCTGACAATAGTTGTGGCTAACGCACCGATAGTTTCCCAAGGCATCATCTCCATTACGTTAGATTCCATCAGTAAGGTATCCATTACGGATTTCCGTAAAGTATCGGTTTCAATTTTTGATAATTCTAAAAGTGTAAATTCCCCAGCCATAAGTTAGTTCCTCCTTAATCCTTTTTCTTTTCTGCATAACCCATTGTGGCAAGAGCTAGAGGACTCTTACCCTTTAGGTCATCGGCACCGTTTCCACCTCCGCCAGTTTTCCCATCATAGTTTGCAGGTACTGTACCCACGCCAGTTAGCTGGAGTGTGGATTCCATCGTCTCAAGGTCTGACAAAGCCTTGTCTTTTAGCTTATCCTCAGTTATCTTGTATTGGGTCATTAGCTGTGACCTGAGCCGTCCGATGAGCTTTGTTGCCGACTCACCACTGAGCTTTTCAGCATCAGCCAGTTTTGTTTCCAGCTCTGTAGTTTTTTCCCTTAATGCTACAGTCTCTTTGACATCTTTTTCCAGCTGCTCTTTAGCAGCCCGCTCCTTTAGAACATCTTGGTGAGCCGTATCATACTTGGTGGCTGCACCAGCCAAGTCTGTCCGGAGTTTGGTGACATCACCCTCCTTGTCCTTCAGTTGCACCTTCACAGCACCTAAGTCGGACTCCTTCACAAACTTAACCGATTTACCATCCATTTTTATTGTGACTGAGCCGTCTGAGTTGGTTGTGTAGGTCAGGTTTTCCTCTGTCATGGCATACCTCCTATTATTTATATTCTATCACAACTAGCTACTAATGTCAAGTGTCTCAGAAATGGATTTATTATAATAATATAGAATTAGTTATCATAGAATATTATTCCATCAAATCCAGAATACTTGTTCGGTCTTGTTCCCATGTATCTACCATAGCCTGAGCTTCTGGTGTTCTCATGTGGGCGGCAGTAGTCGGTAGGTAGCCAAACACATATAGGTAGAAGTCAAGCTGTGGTGATATATCCCTAAGATTGAGTCTGGCTTGGCTGGTCTTGGACTCATATTGTGCCATTAGCTTTAGACCATCTGCTCTGGCCACATCTCTCAATTCTTCCCTGCGTTCCATTGTAGTAGCGGTGGCGTAGAACTCCTTAATGAGAGCCTGCTCATCCTCATCAAAGGTGTTGAATACAACCCTACTTGTGGCTTGGTAACCTCTGATATAGTCATTATAAATACGGCGGAAGGTCTGTTCCATAGGAGTCTTATACCGTCTCACATAGGCGTCAAATTCCTCACGCTGCTCATCGGTCAGGGCCATCCTCACGGCTTCACGTTTGAGCCAAAAGCCCAAGTAGTCCCAGTCCTCTTCACCTGTTATTGGGTCAGCTTTCATTTGTAGCTCAAGGTCAAAGTATAGGTTGACAGCTTCGTCTAGTGGACCATCACCTGGCATATTGAATCCAAGACGTTTGGCTACTTCTAGTCGGCCTTCAGGACTAATCATGTACTCAATATCCTTGAATTCTGTTTCCTTCTTTGTAGCATCAACCTTAGAAGCATAGTTACTCCAGTTACTGGCATACTCATGTCTCCATTCTCTACCATCAAGGAGTCTTGTGCCTGGCTCCACCTTGTGCATAAAACCTGCATCCAGGCCAGTCTGAACATCAAGCCTATCGTATTGGTAGGCCTTAACACGGTTCCAATACTTATGCTCCAAAGCCTTCCAATCTTGGATGTCTGGCGGCATCAGGATGGTGCCTCTACCCATCATTGTTCTCCATTGCCAGAGGTCATCTAGTGCCATTCGTAGGTCTAGAGAGTAGCCGCCTGTTACATCTGTGGGTCGCATGTGGTTACGCCAGAGTTCCTTCTGCATAGCCTCGGACATGCCAAGTTGCTCCTCTATTATCTTAGTCACTTGGTTGTAGGCCTCTTTGTATTCTTCAGTCTTGAGACGGAATTGTGGGAACTGACTTCTTAATGCACCAATCATGGCAGCTTCACGGTAGGATTCATCCCAGAGTTTTTGTTCCTCTTCGGTTAGTTCTAGGTTTGCTCGGCGTTTGAACCAGATGTCTATACCGCTCTGGGGTTCTCCTGTAGCAGGGTCTATCATTAGTTTGCCACCAGCTTCTACCTGTTTGTTGCTGAGGATTGTAGCGGTATAGTAGTCATGGAAATTCTCATGGAATACTTTATCTTTGAGCCATTGGGCGGCACTGGATACTCCAGGTATTTTAGATGATACTAGGAGGTTTATTCCAGTTCTGGCTATAGGTGGCATAATCTCAGCTAGTTCAGCTGGGCGACCTGATAAGTAAGGAGTCAAGGCTATAGGAAACATAACAGCGGCATTGGGGAAGAATCCAAGCCTTTGACTATAATCAAGCATCTCACCTGTAAAGCCTAAATTATTATAGTATGAGGCAAAGTCAAACCTAGTCAGTGTGAAGGTAGTACCCAGGACTGAGCCTGTAAATGGGTTCATCTCTATGTTGGGGAACCAGGTTGGTAAGTAGCCATTCTCACCATAGTTGTGGTATTTGCCCCAAGCTGTGGCAAGGCCTGGGTGTCGTAAAGCAGTTCGGGCAAGGTAGAACCAGCGGTAGGTGTGGTAAGTCCAGTAGGGATATATCATTTTCATAGCTCCACCGACTATGGTTTCATTGGTATAGTCGGCAAAGGCTTTGTAGTAGTCGCCCATAGCATCATCTAGGGAGAGTTGACGGAGATTGTCCCAGTCAACTTGTTCCACTAATTTGCCTTTTCCTATTATTTCATTTCTTCCTGCTGCGGCGTTGTCTATCCAACCAAACAGAGCCTTCTGCTCATCAGGACTTAAACTATGTGTCATCTTCAGGCTAATCATGTCATCTTGCACACCTTTCATCTGAGCCAGTAACTTCTCTGTGGCTATGTCTGCTCCTGGTCTCAATCTAGCCTGAGCAATAATGTTGTCATAGGCTTCACCTATCTTTTCTACGGTAAACCCTTTGAACAAACCAGGCTTGGCATCAGCGGACTGTTTAACTAACTGGACAAAGTATTCCTTACCATGTAAACTTAAATTATCTAACATACCTGCTGTCAGTCCATCTATGTTTACACCAAATACATTTGCTATATCTTGGGTAGTTAACGCCCTGTTCACAGCATTGACTGGGTTTAGTTTAGGTTCTGGAACATTATGATATAGTTGGGCTAAGTTTCTCCTAGTGACAAACTCACCTGCACTCGGTATGGCAGACTCAAGTTTGTAGGCACTCCAGAGTTCATCCCTGTAAGCGAAGGCTTCGGCCCAGGCATCACCAGTTCTCTGTGCTTTGGGTAGAGCCCAGAAATCACCCATAAATTTCCTGTCAGCCTCTAGCGTGGTCTGTCTAACTATGTTGGAGGCTTCTGACCTTTCTAGTACGGCTTCCAGTGCTATCCTCTGTGTATCATCCAGCTTATCACTATTGGCTAGGATTTTATTCCTTACAATCTCAAGGCTGGCATTTGCCTCATTCACAGTCCTCAGCATCTCATCACCGTTCTTGGTCCATAAGTCCTGTACTTTACCGAACTGTCCAGCCTTCCGCAAGGCCACAGACTCATCCATAGTATGAGACATCATACGATGTGGAATATAAGCTGCCGTCTCTGACATGGTTTCATAATGGGTAAACACTTCCAACAAATCATCTGTAGTATTTATGGGAGTATTATCTAACTGGTTAGCAACATAATGGAATGAGTCAGCCACCTCAAATGGATAACGGCGTAAGTCCTCTACGGCTGCTTCGGATACCTGCCTAACAAAGTCGGTAACGGAATCCGTATCAACCAGTGTTTTACCTTGTCGGATTAGTTCCTCTCCTAGTACCTTAGCTCGTGGACTTAGGTACTCAGCTTTCCTCAGTATCTTTAAGGCGTCATCCTGCATTAAAGCACCGTCAGTCAGAAGGGTCTTTAACTTAAGGACATCATCCACACTTGTACTCAGACGTCGGAACATCTCCTGTTCAAGTTCGTAGGTTGATATACCCAATGTTTGTTTGGAAATCTTAGGTGCGTTCTTGGCTAGTTTCTGTATGGCAAGCATCAAGTCACCGCCTGACACTTTCAATGGCCTCTCTGCTAGGTGCTGTGCCATCTTCCTACTTACGAAGTTCAGTCGCATGGCGTTACCAGTTATGTTGCTGAGTCCTATCCAGTTTCTACCCATCCAGCCCAATATCTTACCTTGAGGTAGAAAAGTAATAGCTCCTGCATGTTTGGTACCTGTTGCACCCAACATACTTACGGGCTCAGCCACTACTCTCAATGCCAGACCAGGGTCACTAGCTAGGCCTTTCACTAGCATATTATACGCATCCTGCTTGAGGAAGCCTGGTGTGACTCCTTCTATAATGTGAACGGCTACACCTTCAAAGACATTCCAGATAGGGTAAGCAACACTACCTAGGTTGGCCTCTGCGAAGGGCTTAATCCAGTATCTGTCCAAGGCAGTACGGAGTTTCATGTTTTCTATTTTATCCACGCTACGCTGTAGGGCGAGGACTATACCTTCCATAAGTGTGCCCTTGTTTTGTGCTCCAGCCTGCATACTCTTGGCTACCGCACGCTGTCTGGTCAACATATAATTTGTCATCCGTTCTACTGGACCTATCTTAGTAGTCTGGCCAATCCTTATCACAGTGGCAATATCAGTGGCCTGCTTAGCTCCAAACTTTGGGATTTCTTTAATCAACTTGGTAATGTTCTTAGGTGTTTCTTCTATCATTAGGGCACGGGCCATTCTCTTGGCGTTTTCAGCAGGGCTGAGTATCTTCATACTAAAATCACTTATAATGTGATTCACCTCGGATATCACAGGGTCATCAATAGTTTCCAGTAGTTTTCCTCCATGAAGGCGGCTCCATTGATATGTTTGTTTACTGGTCATGGCAACATGGCGACTCAACATCTCACCCAAGTCAACAAATGAGTCACCCACCATGCCAGGATTAGCTATGAAAGCCTCTCTGGCGTGTGTCAAAGTCCTAGCCACATCATCGGGAGTAAATTGGTGCATAGCCCTTCCAGTTTGTTTTGCAACAGCCTGATTAAATGACATCAGGAATTCGTCAGATTGGTTATTGATGATTTGGGTAAATGTTTTAGCCATCTTTGTAGTTTGGAAAAACTTAATAGCATCAAACGGAATATCCAGAACTGTGTACATAGCCCTATTAAGCCAAATCATGCCTCCACCCAAACGTTTCAATCCTATCTTTGTAAGTAGTTGGCCTGGCTTGGATAATCCCCAGCCTGGTATATATGTAAGTGGGTCAATCATTAACTCCATTGGAAGTCTCCAATACCAAGGTATGTCAGATTCTTCCCAAAGTGCACCAGCAGCATACCAGCCACTTAGTCCACCAGCTTTCAACTCGTCATACCTTCTCTCGGCCTTATAGTTCCCTACTAGCTTGGCTCCCCAGAGACCAACCTTCCCGGACAATGGATATATAAAGTGTTCAAGGTATGGCCTCACAAACTCGGCAAATTGTTGCATTGGACTTTGAACCATGAAGAAGGCCTTATCCCAGAAGGATTGTTCTGGTACTTCCCATTCCCTAATCCCTGCAAGGACATCATCTACCATCTGTTCACGTTCCTGTGCTGCTTCACGGATAACCGACATGGCGACATCTATATCCAGAACATCACTTATATTCTCTGGTGATATATCCATCAAACTGGCATAGTGTAAAACTTCCTCAGTGGTCATACCCTCTGGAGGCTTGATAGCAGGAGTGGCAGTTAGGGAATTGATTATGGAACCTACTGTAAGCTGTGATATACCTGTAGGTGCCGCAAGCTCAGGCTTGGCTTCTAAGAACTCCCTAACCTTCTCCTGCTCTTCTGGTGGAACTTCTAACCAGTCTGGTAGTTCAACTTCTTCACCTGGAGTATATGATGCTATGGCGGCCTCTGCTTCGGCTATATCCTCTGGGGTTAAGTATTTAGGGTCAATACCAAACACAGTAAGATAATCGTTGAACGACCTCACAGGCTCAACATTCTCGCTACCAAGAACGGCTATAGGCAGAGTGTCATACAGGTCAATCATAAACTGGGCACGGAGGGTATTAAGCATGGATTGTTCAGCCTGTTGTTTTTGCTGGTCAGTCACAGTTCCGATGTACTGTGCCTGCGTGATAGGAACTAACTTACCAGTGACAGGGTCCTGGATACCACCAGATGCGAGTAATCTACCTGTTATCTGATTCCACAAAGACTCAAAAATATTCTCACCTTTAGGAATTTCTGCTAATGGGGTATAGCCACGAGGTTCCACGGGAATCTGCTGTTGAACTTGAAACTCTTCTAGTTGTGTCTGCCATCGTGCTTTGGATTCTTTCCATATACCAAATTTATCTTGTTGCTGTTCTTCACCATCTGGCATAATATTCTCCTTATGTGGTTTGTCCTAGACCTTCAATAGGTGCCGTAGCCTCACGTGTTGGGAAAGCCTCCCTCGCTACGGCCTGTTCAGCGGCTTGTTGAGTTGGGCTTACCATCTGCCGGGCTTGCTGTTGTGGTGTGGATAACTCAGCTTCTAGGGACACAGCCAACTTCTTATATAGCTCGGCAGAAGCAATATCACCTGCCTCCTCAAGGATTCTGGCCTGTTCCCTATATGCGATTATCTGGTCTACCAACACAGCCTTCGGATGAGCCATAGCATCCTCAGCACGGACATCAGCCTCAGCCTTTAATGTGTTCCTTACTTCTGGAAAGAGTCGTCTTGTTATCCACGCATTAGGAAGTCTGAACTTTGGATTCAACATACGGCTAATAGTTGCCCGTTGTACTAGGTAGCCAGGTATTTCCACATCACATGCAACATCAAAGAGGCGCTCTTCCCTTTCTGGTATATTCGCAGGCTTCTTGAATTTATGAGGGTTAAATCCATTCATCAATATCATATCGGTCCAGAAATTATTCACATCTGTCCTCATTCCTTGGACAGCATCCTTATAAGGAGTCAATGTCTGCATGGCAGCAGAGGCAACGTTTGCCATAGCAAGGTAAGACATCTGCTGCTGGACATTACCAAACACAGCCCAAGGGAACATACCTCGCTGGAGTTCATTCTGGTAATGGAACATGATATTTGTAAGTTCAACTGGAATAGGAACTCCCTGTAGAGGGCGGACATCTTCACCTGGCTCACCATGGAGAATTGAGCCCCATCTATCCATTAAACCCTCTGTGGCTATTGGCGTTTCCCCATTAGACAGTTCAAGCCAATGAGGTTGAGCGGCTGTACGGGCAGCCTGTTGCATGAACGACCTCATCTTGTTGTAGTTGAGGATTAAGTCCTCATT